AAAAGCAAACGAACAACGTGAACTCATTGAACAACTCTTGGGTATTACACTACTATCCGAAAAAGCAGAATCAATAAAGTTATTGTTAAAAGAAACTAAAGATAGTATTCAACAAGAAGAATTCAATGTAAAAGCGATTGAAGAAGCCAACAAGCGTGTAAAGGAACAGATTGAAGCAACTAAGCGCAGACAAAAACTGTGGCAGACCAAGCATGATGAAGATTTTACTAGACTTGCTACCACATATGAAGATTTGAATAAAATTGATATTAGTGCTGAGTTACAAGCACACAAAGATTTAACAGCCTACAATCAAAAACGCAAAGAAATTGATGACCTTAAGAAGTATATTGCAAGGTGTGAGACTGACGAAGCCAAAGAACAAAAGACTATAGAGAAGCTGAAGAAAGAAATTGAAGATTTAAAAAATCACACTTGCTATGCATGTGGGCAAGAATTCCACGATGAGAAGCATGAGGCAGTATTGACTAGCAAAATAACAGCGTTAGAAGAGGCTGGATTGCAATCATTGGCGACCAATATTCAGTGGGCAGAGAATACCGACAAATTGCAAGCGTTAGGTGAGTTAGGCAGAATGCCAAATACACATTATGACACTGAAGCAGAAGCAGTAAAGCATTCAAGTCAACTTGCTAATATATTGACTCAAATTGAAAACAAAGTAACAGAGACTGATCCATATAGCGAACAGATTGAAGAAATGGAAAATCAGGCATTGCAAGCAATTGATTTTGACTCTATTAACAAACTAACTAAAACAATGGAACATCAAAAGTTCTTACTAGATATATTAACTAGCAAAGATAGTTTTGTTCGTAAAAAGATTATTGACCAGAACTTATCATATTTGAATAGTCGTTTAACACATTACTTAGATAAGATTGGATTGCCCCATCAAGTTATCTTCCAAAACGATTTGCAAGTTGAGATAACCGAATTAGGACGTGAACTTGACTTTGACAATCTAAGTCGCGGTGAGCGTAATAGATTGATTCTAGGCTTGAGTTTTGCATTCCGTGATGTTTGGGAGAACTTATATGCACCAATCAATACACTATTCATTGATGAACTGATTGACAGTGGGTTAGACACCATGGGAGTCGAAAATGCTATTGCTATTCTTAAGGATATGAGTCGTAGACGGCATAAATCAATTTGGCTTGTAAGTCATAGAGAAGAATTAGCAGGGCGTGTACCTAGCGTCTTAAAAGTTGTGAAAGAAAATGGGTTCACAACATACAGCACATCCGTAGATATAGAATAATTTGGAACGAGAAATTAGAGATAAGTAGTAGTATGCCAAGTCCACAGAAAAACAAAGGTTCAGGATACGAAAGAGAAGTTGCAAAATTTCTATCAGAGTTATACGGAGAAAGTTTCATCCGTGCTCCTGGGTCTGGCGCTTATGTGGGAGGCAAGAATCAAGCAAGAACTCAATTCTTACATGAGGGACAGATTCGTTCTTTTAAGGGCGATATTGTTCCGGGAGAGAGTTTCAACAAAATGAATGCAGAGTGCAAGTTCTATGCGGACTTCCCGTGGCACCTATTACTTACAGGTGAATGCAAACAACTTGATTCATGGCTAGAACAATTACTTGATGTAGAAGATATTGACGATTTGAACATTCTTTTTATGAAGTTTAATCGTAAAGGTCAATATGTCGCAGTACAAGGAAAACTAACATGGAAAGCAGACAACTGTTTATTCTATAGTAGTCCAACATACGGTGATTGGGTCGTAATGGAACATTCTAGCTTTTTCAAAAATAATGCAGAATTAGTAAAATCATATTCAGGCACATCAGACACCAAGTCAAAATCAAATATTCTTAGTTTTAATACACCACAATTAGCAGGCTGAGTTGTCAGTCCTCCTTGAGTTTGTACAGATTGTGCTGTGCTGACGGATCTGGAGTATGCGTGTTAGCAATAACATGGAACACCGAGAAGGCAATCGGAAAAGCGAACCTTCAATGAGTTTATATCTCACTCTATCTTGCGGATATAAAACATGCGTTGTCGAAGAATCAAATTAAATTTGATAGCTTCACTACAGTCCCAGAAATACTTTACAGGACAACCGGTGGCAAATAGTGACATAAAAAGTTAATTATTTGGGGAATAGATGGCAATGGATGACGGGCATGGCAAGTTACCAATGGTAGTGCAAATTTGCACTACCATGGCTTCAAAGCGGCAATATATCTTTAACTCATTAATCCTTAATGAATATCTAAGACAATACCGATTGTGATACTGAGCGAAGCGAAGTATTACAGAAGGTAGATGACCGAAGGTCATCTCTAAAGAATAAGTAAGTATAAGTTATTAGAAATGAATAATTATGGTTAAAAGAATGGTAACTTACTATTCTTAGTAGTCTCTAAGTTATCATCAATAATTTTAGATATGGTTTCTCGTTCTGAGATGCTAAGGTTTAAAATATCTGTGTAAGATATTCCACCTCTCATATACCACGCCATCCTCAAAGAATCCGACTTAATAGCGTTACATTCTTTATCCATGTTTTCAATAAGACTTGATACACCTTCGGAATCAAGTGTAAGAAGTCTTAATCGAAAAAATCAGTGACATTAACACTGAATGGTTGTTCGTATCCGTGTCCACAATGAACACATGTTATTTTTAACGGTTTGTTTTCTGTGCTTCTGCGTAAGGTTACACTATGTTCTTGTACAGTATCATAAGTTTTCTTGTCACATTGAGTTAAAAACTCAAATATGAATTGATTTTCAAATACAGTAGCTGTAGGTACTCTCATGTATTCAATAGTTGATGCAACTAATTTCATAGTCATCTGATTGATCTCTAGTAACAATTCACTACCTTTTGCATCTCTACTAGTATCATCTTCAATTTTAGATAGCATCTGCAAAGCCTTCTGTACGTGAAATTGTGCCAATGTAGCTTCATTCATTTCGCTAAATTTCAATGGTTTAAACTTAAACGTAATCTCACCAATTATTAATGGTTCGTTATAGTTTCCGGGTTTGAAATCAGCTAATACTCCTGATAGATTCAAATCGTATTTACCAGTTTCTTTGCATTCAGGGCAGTCAGTTTCTATTTCCATATTGCTACCATGGGTAGCGGCACGTATTGCAACTAATATAGGATCTATATCTACATTAGATAGTTGCCATGGATCTTTGATATTAGGAATACAGCTTTTTATAACTTCTACTACAGCAGTGCCATTGAACAATGCATCAGGAGTTCTACTAGTAATCTCATCAATAGCAGTCATTGGATACACAGGTAATTCTCCAGTATCAGGCATATCTATAGTTCCTTCTGGATATCCTAGTCCCCCGCTGGGTAATTTTAGATAAACGGCCGGTCTACGGAAATACTGCTTTAGTGGATTGTCTGACATAAAAACTCCTATTATTCGGTATGCTAAATACTATATACCCAATTATTTAGCGACTAAAAAACTATGGCCGATATTTCTCCTGAACAACAAGACTCGTTTAACCGATTTATGGAATCAGTTACTGAGGCACAGGTACGCCTTACTGTAGCTTCAGCGACCATCAACACATCTTCAACTAGCATATCTGACAGTTTGTTTAAAGCAAGAGGAGATTTAAACAAACTATCTGACGCATTAAAAATCAGTACTGTAAATTTAGGAAATCTTGCAACTGCGCTTGGGGAGCAGGCAGAAAATACTAAAAAAGCATCTGAAAATGTTGAACAAGCATTTGAAAATGTAGCAAAGTCTGCCGGTAATGTAAATTTTGGTAATTTAAATCAAAGTACTATCGCAATGGTAGAAGCATTCAGCAAATTGACTGGAACCACTTATGATCAAAGTGTTGCAATGTTATCTGCTAACGGGACATTAAATGCATTTGGATTACATCAAACGGAAGTGTTAGAGTTAGTAAAGATTGAAAAAGAATTAAAAGAGAAAGCAGATAAACTTAGAGCCTCATTTGATCAATTTGCAACTACACTTGGTAGTGCTGGCATAGGAATGTTCAAAGCATTAAACAAAGCTGAAACAGGTACTGGAAAATATGCTGATAGTGTAGAAAAAGCAGCCGGCGCCACGGCAGATTGGTTAGGTTCATTTGGTCCATTAGGCAAGATTGTTGGCATGTTAGTCAACGTAATGGGCACGTTAGTAGGAGAAAGCCTAAGACAGAATGATGCACTCGTTAAAACTTATCAATCACTATCTAAGATTGGTCAAATTGATAGTACTAATCTTCAAGAATTATTAAATGATTTGCAAAAAACTGGATTAAGCGTACAAGAGGTAGACAAGTATGTAGCCGCAATATCAAAAGTAAGTCCAGAGTTAGCTAACCTAAGTTCAACTGTGGGCCAAGGTAGAAAGATTTTTGCTGAAGTATTTGGTCAAACGTTAAAAGAAGGAACTCAAAAAGAATTATTTCGTTTGGGTTACACCATGGAAGAAGCTGTCAATACGACAGGAAGTTTTATAGCCAGTTTAAGTCTTGCGGGTAATACAAATAAAAGAACAACTGCAAGTTTAAACAAAGATACGATGGGTTACTTACGTAATCTAAATGAATTATCAGCATTGACCGGAAAAAGTCGTGAAGAAGCAGATAAGGCTAGAAGAAAGCAAGAAGAAGATTTGGCATTTCAATCATATCTGAATACACTGGGCGCCGAAGAACAAAAAAAAGCAAGATTGCAAGTTCAAGCATATTCGTTAGCATATGGGGAAGATTATGCAACTGGGGCAAAATCTATCATACGTACAGGTGGTGCTATTGTAGATGAATTTGGTGCTAAGATATTACAGTCTGTAGGCCCGCAAGGTATTGCCGGTATGGTAGATTTTGGTAAACAAAAATTTGCCAATGATCAATCAATGATGGATGGATTGTATAAAAATCTGCAAGGTACCGCGCAGTTATTAGAGCCTAAATTTAAACAATTTGCAACACAATTACAATATGGCGGCGCCGACTCTGTAAAAGAATTTGGGCAAAGTATAGAAACATACCGAGGAATGATGGCATTCCTCGGCAAAGATGAAAAGGCTTTAGCTGAATTTAGAAAAAACATTGATAAGAAAGAATCAGGCAATAGAATTGCAAATTTTGCCAAACAAGAACAGGCAGAAAGAGCAACTAGAAGTGCGTTAGAACAATTTAATTATACCTTGGGAAATATAACTACTCCAATTATTGTTGGGTTTGGTGAGGTAGTAAAACAATTTAGTTTGCAGATAGCTAAAACTTTAAAGTGGTTTGGCGGCCCTGATTTAACCGGTATGTTTAAAACTTATGAAACTATATCAGATGTAAAATCGACAATACAAGAAGAAGAAGAAAAACAACTTATATTATCCAAAAAGAAAACAAGAGTAGAACAAGAATTAACGGAAGCATTAGAAAAAAGAAAACGATTAGAAGATGTAAGTGAAGAATTTAAGAAAAAACACGGGGTTAAACAATATCAAGAAGTTTTTGCTGGCCAAGACAATACTATAAAAAATATTAAAGATAAGCTAGCTAGTATTAAAGATTCTATTCAAGTTAGCAAATATACTGCTGGCCAAGCTAAAGTTGCCTCAGTTGGAATTACTAATAAAACTCCTACTAGTATAGCAAAATCTGAAGAAGGAAAAGAAAAAAATCCATTAGAAGGCCTTAATATTAAGCAAGGGGATGTACATCGTGAAGGATCTACCTTAGATCCTAAACTTATTGAATTAGCTAGATCAATTCAAAGTAGCGTGCCTGGCTTTGCTCATTTTACTTCTTTTAATGACAAATACCATAATGATAATGTACCAGGTAGTAAGCATGTACAAGGTAAAGCATTAGACTTTAAACTACAAGAATTCCCGTCAATTGAAGCAGGGCAAGCACTGGTGGCACAATTAAAAAAAGCAATGCCCGGAATTATGGTTATAGATGAATATAATAATCCTTCTTCAAAAAGACTAGGCAAAGGACATATTCATGCCCAATTGGGCGCAAAGACAGGTGGATTCTTTAAAGGACCGGAGTCTGGATATCCAGTACAGTTACATGGTAAAGAAGCAGTAGTGCCATTATCAGTGTTAAAAAATTTACTTAATCAAAATCAAGAGCAGAATTCTAAAAAGGAATCTGACTCACCTGTAACTAAGTATCCGTTATCTGAACTGAATAATTCTATAAAAGAATCTAGTAATGATAACTCTATGCTAAGAGAATTAATTAGTACACTATCTAGTAAACTAGATGATTTTATTTCAGAACAACGTAGATCCAGTGATATCAGCGCAGAAATATTGACATACACCAAGGCTTAACAGATAAATATTACACTATGTCATATAAAAAGCGTTTCCAAAATTTATCAGGACAACAAAGTCCTATCTCCGGCTATAACAACAACACCGGAGCCTGGAACGGTCCTGGGCAAAATAACTCAACCGGAGGATGGAACAATACTGATTTTGGATACAAGAATTATCAAAGTCGTTTACCAGAAGTTTATACCGGTCACCCAAATCGTATTGAACGCTACAATCAATATGAAATGATGGATGTAGATGCTGAAATCAACGCATGTTTAGATATCATCAGCGAATTTAGTACACAGAAAAACGATCAAAACAATACACCTTTTGAAATAGAATTTTCAGAAGATCCAACACCCCATGAAGTAGAACTGATTAAGAAACAGTTACAACAGTGGTGTAAACTAAATGAATTTGACACAAGAGTGTTCAAGATATTCCGCAATAGTATCAAATACGGAGATCAAGTATTTGTAAGAGATCCAGAAAACTTTAAGTTATATTGGATAGATATGACTAAAGTTAGTAAAGTCATTGTAAATGAAAGTGAAGGCAAGAAGCCAGAACAATATGTTATTAGAGATATTAATCCTAATTTACAAAACTTATCTATAGCTGAAAAGACTTCAACTGACTTTCAAGCACAACCACCAACAGCTGGACATAGTGCCCCTTATAGTTATACAATGCCAAATGAACCTACTACTGGTAGTAGATTTAGTTTAGGAATACAAGAAGCTGCCATCGATGCTAAACATGTGGTTCATTTAAGTTTAACAGAAGGTTTAGATAGATACTGGCCCTTTGGTCAATCAGTATTAGAAAATATTTTTAAAGTTTACAAGCAAAAAGAATTATTAGAAGATGCTATCTTAATCTATCGTATTAGCCGTGCACCAGAACGAAGAATCTTTAAAATTGATGTGGGTAATATGCCGAGTCATATGGCCATGGCTTTTGTTGATAGAGTTAAGAATGAGATTCATCAAAGACGTATACCAAGTTTGTCAGGTGGGCAAAGTGTAATGGATGCTACATATAATCCATTGAGTATTAATGAAGATTATTTCTTCCCGGTAACAGCAGACGGTAGAGGTAGTGATGTAACTACATTGCAAGGTGGACAGAATTTAGGCGAGATCGATGATTTGCGCTACTTTAACAATAGGTTAGCACGTGGGTTGCGTGTTCCGAGTAGTTATTTACCACAAGGCCCAGAAGATAGCCCAACTCCAATGAATGATGGGCGTGTTGGAACAGCTATGATCCAAGAGTTTCGTTTCAACCAATATTGTGAAAGATTACAAAATTATATAGCACAAAAATTAAATGATGAATTTAAGCTATTCATGCGTTGGAGAGGTTTTAATATTGATAGTAGCTTATTCAATATTAAGTTCAATGCACCTCAAAACTTTGCGTCATATCGTCAAAGTGAATTAGATAATGCTAGAGTTGCTGTATTTCAGACAATGGAAGCATTCCCATACATTAGTAAGCGTTTTGCTATGACACGCTTCTTGGGATTGACGGAAGAAGAGTTAGAAGAAAATCAACGTTTATGGTTTGAAGAACGTGAAGAACCGGATACAAGTGAACCTAGTGGAAGTGATTTACGTAGTATTGGAATCAGTTCTGGTGATTTAGAAACTGATGAAGAAAATGCAGAAAATCTACCAGATGAAGATGCACTAAACAATCAGATGCCCCCTGAGATTGGGCCCGCTGTAGCAGGTCCTGAGGCTATGCCAGCAGGCGGTGGTGGCGTACCGCCTCCCCCAGCATAAATAATAGTATGAAACTCTTTGAAATGTACGATGCCCCGGTACAAGGTTACCAAGATGTTAGCAATGACAGTAGCAAATACCGTTATGGGGATACTCGTAAAACTAAACTAACGTTGAAGCAATTACGAAAATTGCGTAAAATGTTAGATGTCAGAAACTACGAACACAATAAGAATCTTAAGAAGGTTCGTAAGCAATATACTCCTGTGGCCGCTGAAGGCCCTGCTTTATAACGTATTACAGGTAAAAGTGTAAAAAAATAGCACTTATTGTGCTATTTTTGTTATTGGCATATAAATAATTCTACACAAGCCATTTAACTCAGGAGACAAACAATGGATAACAAAAAATTTGAACAGCTTATTGATTTGATTATCAATGAGGACGAAGATAAAGCACGTGCATTATTTCACGATATCGTAGTTGAGAAAAGCCGCGAAATCTATGAATCAATGATGGACGAAGAAATGGTCGATTCACCAGTTGAAGGACTAATGGGTCAAATTCAAGCCGAAGAACAAGGCATGACTGAAGAAGAAGATGAATTTGCCGATATCGAAATGGATGACGGTGAAGGTGACATGGACGTTGACCTTGACAGTGATGACATGGGTGACGGTGAAATGGGTGAAGAAGATTTAGAAGACCGCGTTGTTGACTTGGAAGACAAACTAGACCAATTAATGGCTGAGTTTGAAGACCTAATGGGTCAAGAAGGTGGTGATGACATGGGCGGTGATGACATGGGCGATATGGGTGGTGACGAAGAAATGGGCGGAGATGAGATGATGGAATCTGCCGATGACGAAGAGGAAGAAGAAGTCACTGAAGCAGAAGAAGATGATGAAGAAGAAGAAACTCTTGAAGAAGCAGTTCAACTTCAAAAAGTTTCTGTAACGCATGGCGACAATGGTGTACAAACTAAAAGCCCAACTCTAGGTACAAATAGTAAAGTATCTAGTAACGGTGCAAAAGCTGTTAACTTTACATCAGGTGACGGTGGTAAAGGTGGTACACAAGGTGGTTTACTAAACCCAGCTACTAAAGACTTAAAAGGTGCAGGATCATTTAAGAATGCTCCAGGCAAAGGTAACTTTAGCGAAAAGGGTGAAGCAGCTCCAAAGCCAAAGCATGGTGATGACGGACAAAACACAAAGTCTATTACTAGCGAAAGCAGAAAGACTGTTAAGAAGCCAATCACTAAGCCAGTAGTACAAGCTACTAAAAAGATTGTCAAAAGATAAGGTAACCTGAGATAATGGCTTTGTATCTCAAAGAGCATCTAACTTTCGACCGAGCCAGCATGGTTGTCGAAAGTGAAGGTGAAGGTAGCAAGAAGTCCCTTTATATGAAAGGGATATTCATTCAGGGTGGGGTAAGAAACGCCAATGAGCGTGTCTACCCTGTTTCTGAAATTGAATCGGCTGTCAATACTTTAAATGAGCAAATCTCAAGTGGATATAGCGTTCTAGGTGAAGTAGATCACCCAGACGATTTAAAAATCAATTTGGATCGTGTATCACATATGATATCTAATATGTGGATGGATGGTGCAAATGGTTTTGGCAAACTTAAAATACTTCCAACTCCAATGGGACAATTAGTGTCTACAATGTTGGAAAGTGGTGTTAAGTTAGGAGTTTCAAGCAGAGGCAGCGGAAACGTTGATGATGCATCCGGAAAGGTTAGTGACTTTGAAATAGTCACTGTGGACATTGTCGCACAGCCAAGTGCACCTAATGCATATCCTAAAGCAATTTATGAAGGCATGATGAACTTACGTCATGGTCATAGAATGTTGGATGTTGCAACAGACGCACAAAACGACAAGAAAATACAGAGATACCTGAAAGATGAAGTGGTTCGTCTTATCAAGGACCTCAAGTTAAATAAGGGGAATTGAGCATGTTAGATGCTATCAAACCATTACTTGAGAGCGGTATCATCAATGAAGAAACCAGTGTCGCTATTAATGAGGCATGGGAATCAAAGTTGAATGAGGCTCGTGAACAAGTACGTGCGGAACTTCGTGAGGAGTTTGCACAACGTTATGAACATGACAAGAACATAATGGTTGAAGCCCTTGATAAAATGGTAACAGATGGTCTATCAACTGAAATTGAAGAATTTCAAATTGAAAGACAAGCAATGAATGAAGACCGCGTTAACGCAAAACGTAAACTACATGAAAATGCAAGTAAGTTTAATAATTTTATGGTTGAGAAATTATCCGAAGAAATTAAAGAACTACGTAATGAGCGTAAACTACAAATGGAAAGTCAGCAAAAGTTAGAACAATTTATTGTTCATGCTCTTGCACGTGAAATTAAAGAATTCGCACAAGACAAGCAAGCTGTAGTAGAAGCAAAGGTCAAATTGGTTGCTGAAGGACGTAAACAACTTGAAGCATTGAAGGCAAAATTTGTCATCGAAAGTGCTAAGAGAATGAACGAGTCTGTTACTAAACATTTGAAGGGTGAAATTGGACAATTGAGAGAAGATATCAAGACTGCACGTGAAAACGATTTTGGTCGCCGTATCTTTGAATCTTTTGCAGGGGAATACAGTGGTACTTATCTAAACGATAAGGCTGAAACACGCAAACTATTTGTACAACTACAAGCTAAAGATAAACAATTATCTGAATCCATTAAAACAATTAGCAACGCTAAGAAGTTAATTGAAAGTAAAGAACGTGAAGTTCGTATTATTAAAGAGTCTACTGTCCGTCAAAAGTCAATGGATGAATTGCTAGGAACTCTAAATGAGGAAAAAGCAAAAATAATGCAAGACTTACTAGAAAGCGTCCAGACACCTCGTCTTAAGGCCGCATTCGATAAGTATCTACCAGCAGTACTTAATAACATCAATGAAAGAAAAGAGCCTAAAAAGCAAATGATTTCAGAAAGTGTTAGAGCAATGACTGGGGATAAATCTGCCACTACACAAGTTGAAGTTGAGCCACGTGACAACGTGATTGATCTAAGACGTTTGGCAGGGCTTTAAAAATAAAGACATAATTTAGGAGAAATATAAATGTCACAAGTTCTATTAGAAAGCCGTTGGGACGAAACCAAAGAAGCCCTACTTGAAGGTCTTAAAGGTACTCGCCGCTCAACAATGGGTGTTATTCTAGAAAACACCAAAAAACAGTTACTAGCTGAATCTTCAGCCGGTACAACAACAGCAGGTAACGTTGCTACATTAAACCGTGTAATTTTACCAGTTATCCGTCGTGTCATGCCAACAGTTATTGCTAACGAGTTGGTTGGCGTTCAGCCAATGACAGGACCAGTTGGTCAAATTCACACATTACGTGTACGCTATGCTCAAGGTCTAAATGACACAAGCGCAGCCAATACAGACGTAACAGCTGGTGAAGAAGCATTGAGCCCATTCAAAATTGCTCAAGCATATTCACGTACTGCAGGTAATGTTGCTGATGGAACAGCGGTTACTAGCTACACAGGTGCATCTACAGCAAGTTTAGAAGGCAATGGTGGTCGTCAGATTTCCGTTCAAATTCTACGCCAAGCTGTTGAAGCTAAGTCACGTAAGTTGCAAGCACGTTGGACATTTGAGGCAGCACAAGATGCTCAGTCTCAACATGGTATTGACGTTGAAGCAGAAATCATGGCAGCTCTAGCACAAGAAATTACTGCTGAAATTGACCAAGAAATTCTATTGAGCCTATCAACATTGGCTACAACAGAGTACACATACAACCAAGCTACCGTTTCAGGTACAGCTACATTCGTTGGTGACGAACATGCCGCATTGGCAGTTCTAATCAATCGTGTTGCTAACTTGATTGCACAACGCACACGCCGTGGTGCAGGTAACTGGGCAGTTGTAAGTCCTGCTGCATTGACTGTTCTACAGTCTGCAACAACATCAGCATTTGCACGTACTACAGAAGGTACATTTGAAGCACCAACAAATACAAAGTTCGTTGGTACATTGAATGGTGCAATGCGTGTGTTTGTTAATACATATGCACAAGACACACAACCAGTTCTAATTGGTTACAAAGGCTCAAGTGAAACAGATGCAGCAGCATTCTATTGCCCATACATTCCATTGATGAGCAGTGGTGTTGTTCTAGATCCATCAACTTTCGAACCAGTCGTATCATTTATGACACGTTATGGTTACATTGAGTTGACAAACACTGCAAGTAGTTTCGGTAATGCCGCTGACTACTTAGGTGAGATCGCTGTTCAAAACCTAACATTCCAATAATTATTGGATCAACTTTTTACCCTCGGGATGGGAAGTTACTTAAAAGGCTCTTCGGAGCCTTTTTTGTTGGTACGATTTTTATAATAAATATGTTATAGGAATTACATATGCCAATAATAATAACAGGATTTACGTTTCAGGGTGGTTCTACAATCTTAGGGTCAGAACCACCAATACCGTCTGGTAGTTTATTATTTGGTGGAACAAAGAATATAAGAACCTCTACATCCGGCAGCCCATTATTTGCTTTTGGTACCGGAGATTATACAATAGAATTTTGGGTATATCCAACTGCTAGTACTAGACAAGATTGGGTTAATGTATTAAACACTGCTAATACTTATAGGACTGCGGTGTATTATACAGGTACGCAAATTCAATATTTAGCCGGCACGACTAGTGCTGCCACTGGTAAAATTTCGTATACTATCGCAGGTGCTTCACTTACTAATGCTTGGCATCATTTAGCACTTAGTAGAGTTTCCGGATCTTCAATGTTATTTCTTGATGGTGTCCAAATAGGAAGTACTTATTTGGATACATTAAATTTTAGTGATACTAGTATGGTTTTTTATGCTGGAAGAGATCCTGGAGCAGGTACTACGTACATGAGCGGTAATTTATCAAACATTCGCATAGTCAAAGGTGTGGGTGTTTATACCGGAACATTTGTCGTTCCTAATACTCCACTGACGGTGACTCAAAGTGCCGGAGTTAATATTTCAGAAATTACTACAGGACAAACTCAATTGTTATTGAACACAGTAAATGGAGAAAGTTATATAACTGATTCATCAATAAACAACTTTACAATAACTAATAATGGTGCTACTGCAAACGCAGCAAATCCGTTTTCTTGACAGATAAGTATTGATGTAAATTATGCAAATAAACTAGGCTCTTCGGAGCCTTTTTTGTTGGGAGCTAAAACTCATATTGTCTAAAAATGATAAATAAGATATAAGATAATATTTGGGACCATACATGGCGGCAGATCCATTCAATAGTAAAAGCGGTTATACAGTCGGGATACCTCCTATAACTGTGATAGATGAGAACGGCAATTTAACAGTGCCTTATGCATCTATAGGTAATGTAACAATTAGTGGTGATCAAGTTGTAACAGGTACAATCAGTGCTAATTTGTTCACAGGAACATTTGAGGGTAATATTACAGGTAACTTTGTTGTACCGGGACTCAACACCTACGTTGTATTCAATGACTTTGGTAATGCTGGCGCAAGTCAATATTTTACTTTTGATTCAACTGCTAGGTTAGTAACTATTCAAGGCGATCTAGTCGCTAATACAATGACACTAGGTTCTGGGTTGAATGAATTTTCAACTTCTAGTGTATTGTTTGCTAGCACTGCTAGTTCAGGAGTTGAACAAGTATTGCATAGTACTTTAGCTAATACCGTATGCTCTATTGATTATACTATCATTGCAACTGATGCTGTTGGTAATAATAGACAGACAAGTAAATTATTTGCTAGTGTATTGGGTACTGAAGTGGGTTACTACGAATACGGATCGATTGATGTTCCAGAATTGGGACCAGGAGTAGGCGATTTTATAGTAAAAATAAATGCCACTAGTGTAGAGTTATTAGTAACACCGTACACTTCAAATTTGGTTACATATAAAATTATGATAACAAGTTATAAAGAATAAGGAATTAGAAAATGGCAATTAGAACATTTAACTCAGTAGGTGGCTTTTCGGTAGGTGAAGTACCATCAACAGTCATACTTGCTAATGGTGATATCACTACTGGTAATGGCACTTTCTCAGGTAATGTACAAGGCAATTATGCTGTTAGAACAGATAGCTTGTTACATCTTGACGGCACACCTTGGGACTTCCAACAACCAGCCGGTAGTGCAAATTACCAGATTCAATATAAAGATGGTGGTGAGTTTGGAGCTGATGCTAATTTCTCATTCAACCCTACAACTAGTTTATTGACTGTAAATGGTACCGCTAACGTAAATGTATTAAATTTATCAAATGCTAATATTTTAGCAAATGGTGCAATCAATACCAATAGTAATATTACAGCAAATGGTAATGTAAGTGCTAACTACTTTCTTGGCAATTTTGAAGGTAATTTTAGTGGTAATGTTTCTGTTCCAGGTGCTAACACGTATGTGTTGTTTAATGACAGTGGGCTAGCAAATTCAAATGCTGGGTTTACATTTAATAAATCTACCGGTGCAGTTATTATAACTGGTAATATTTCTAGCGGCAATGCTAATTTAGGTAATCTTACTATTGCCAATTATTTTACTGGTGTATTAACAACCGCAATTCAACCTAATATCACTAGTGTCGGAGTAATGTCTAGCATTTCAATGCAAGGTCCTGCTAGTGTATCTGGTGGTAATTTATTAAGTGCAAATTATTTAACAGGTACATTAACAACTGCAAGTCAGACAGCCATAACTGCTGTTGGTACACTTGGGACATTAAGTGTATTGGGTGATTTGGGCCTAGGTGCTAATCTTACTGGCGCTAACGTAATAAATGCTAATTTGTTTGCAGGCACATTATCAACTGGTGCTCAACCAAATATTACAAGCATCGGTACACTAGGTGATCTAGTTGTAACTGGTAATGCTAATATTGACGGTAATGTTAATGCAGGAAATTTAAAAGTTACAAATAGAGTTACATCTTCTTTAATACCTAGTGCAACTAATAACTTTAATTTAGGTGGTGCAGGAAATTTATGGGCTAACTTATTCGTATCTAATATTAATATTGGTGAAACTACTATCACAACAACATCAAATATTGTTAATATGGATGCTGCCAATATTGCAAATAATATATCTGTTGGAACATTAACAGTTCGTGGTGACACAACTATGCAAGGTAATGCTACAATCAGTGGCAACTTGACAGTATCAGGCAATACAACATATATTAACGTAACTAATTTAGATATCAAAGATCCTTTAATATCATTGGGTGGCAGTGGTGACGGCGCTAATGCTACTACATATGACGGCAAAGATAGGGGTATGATATTAAGAAACGCTTTGCCTAATAATGATCCTATTAATGAAGCGTTGATTTGGAAAACAGGTAGTAATGAATTTCAAGCTATCAGTCAAATAGATACTATTATAAATGAAGTAGTAACAGCAAGTGCATATGCTAATTTTAGAGCCGCTAATTTCATTGGAAATTTAAGTGGCACAATATTTACATCATCACAACCGTATATTACTAGTATTGGTAATTTAGTAAATGCGAATATTGATGGCAACTTTAGTGTAGGTTTAAAAACAACAACTGGATCATTAGTTGCAGGTGGCCTAACTTATCCAGTTATAGACGGCACGTCCTCTCAAGTATTAAGCACATACGGTAATGGTAATTTATATTGGGCAACTATTAGTACAAGTAGTTTATCAAATGGTACAAGTAATATTGTTGTTTATACTAGTGGTAATGTAACAGTCAGTTCAGCAGGAAATGCTAACGTACTTACAGTTACTGGTAACTCAGTTATTGCTAATGCAAATGTAAGTATAACAAATGGTGAATTGACTGTAGGCAATGCAAACATTAACGTATTGACATTACCTGCATATAACGTAGCGACATCAAGCTATAGTACTACTATAAGTACAAAAATTAGGTCATCTACCATAACAACTACTGCTACTACGACTGATCAAGTAATTGCATCTGTACCGGTATCTGAAGCACGTGGTGCAATTTTTGACATTAAGAGCGAACAAGATAACTCTCCATCTGCAAACAGATATAGTATTGCAACAGTATATTGTGTACATAATGGTACTGCTGTGGAATATACTGTAATTGGTACAGTTCAAGTTCCAGTTGGCACTTCAACTGGTACATTGGGAGTAAGTTTACAAAGTGGAACATTATATTTAACCGTAACCCCAGCATCTAGTAATAGTACGCTTTGGTCAACACAATTCAGAACAATTTAATAAAGGCCAAATAACGGACTTATTATGGCAATTACCAAGTTTAACTCAATTGACGGCTATACAGTAAATGAGTCAACTCAAATTACTGTAGTTGACGCTAATGCTAATTTCTATGCCAATAATTTAACAGTAACCGCTGCATCAGATTTAGGTGCAGTTGGTAATGTAAAAATAACGGGTGGAACTGCTAACTACATATTACAAACTAATGGAAGTGGATTACTATCATGGACTAATCCAAGTGCAATAGGATTAGCAGGAAGCAACAGAGAAGTACAATTTAATAATGATGGTAACTTTGGTGCTAGTTCAAATTTTACATTTAACTCATCTACTAATTTATTAACTGTAAGTAACTTAACAGTTACTTCTGGTGGTACTTCTAATTTAGGTAATCTAGCTACTGCAAATTATATCAGTGGTAATGGATATGCTATTACAGGTTTGCCACTAGGAAATTTGAGTGACGTTGTACTATCTGATCCGTCTACTGGGCAAATATTAACTTACAACGGTGTTAATTGGATTAACGGTAGTGCAGGAAGTTCTTCTGCTGGCCAAGGTGTAAAATATTGGTTAACCGCAACAGCAATTACGGCATCGTCAGTAAACAACTCATTTGAAATTGATAGTTTAAGTCAAACTCCGTATACACCATCTTCAACACTATTGTCTACTAGTGTCAATAATAATACTTTGCCAATGGCTGCATGGGAAACAAATGCACTTAACAGAACTATTTTTGATGCAGGAAGTTACGATTTTAGTGTGTATGCTAATATAAATGCAGTTGGTGGAACTAACACATTTGAACTAGACTTTTATCAAGTTATTCCTTTTGTATCAGGTACAGTAACTATAACAGGTAGTGGTACAAGTAGAACAGCAACTGCTAGTACTGGTACACCATTCAGCGGTGTGACTGCTAGTGGAACTAATACTACCTCAAGTTGGTTACAGACACCAAATGGATTATATCAAATCACAGCAAAAACAAATGATACTGTAGTTACTATTTCAACTCCTAGTGGATATAGTAATGAAAATGCAGTAGCAGGTCAAGTTTGGAATCAACTTTTCAAAAGTGGATCAATGGCAGTTGTTTCTACTGTTCTGACAGAGTTTCAATTTTCTAGCACACAACCATCATTTAATGTAACAGTTGCATCAAAATTAGGTATTATAACTTTTGCAACATCTGACACAACCAAAACATTAACTTTCTCATTGGACGGATCTGTACAAGATAGTCATTTTACAACACCTTGGGTAATCTTACACGATGATTTAGCCGGGTTACAAGGTGGAACTAATGAAGAATATTTTCACTTAACTACATCTGAATATACTGCTAACGGTACAGGTACGTTTATACGTCAATCTGGCGCAACGTTGATAACACCAAATGTAGGTGTAGCGTCTGGAACAAGTTTATCTGTCACTGGAAATATATCTAGTGGTAATGCTAATTTAGGTAATCTTGTTACTGCAAATTATTTTAGTGGTACTTTAACAACAGGTGCACAACCAAATATTACCTCGTTAGGTACGTTGGTCAGTTTAACAATTACTGGAAATCTTACTAGTGGTAATGCAAATTTAGGTAATCTTGCTACTGCAAATTATTTTAGTGGTAATGGTAGTTTATTAACAAGTATAAATGGTTCTAATATAACCGGCACTATAGCAAATGCAAATTATAGCACGTATGCAGGTACTGTGTTAACAAATGCTCAACCAAATATTACAAGTGTAGGCACACTGAGCGGGTTAGATATAACTGGCAATTTAGTTGTCACAGGTAATCTAACTGTTAACGGTGACAACAGTAATCTTAGTGTAACTAATCTTACTGTACAAGATAATACAATTGACATTAGTGCTGAAACAATAGGTACACCTAGCAATAATGCCGGAATAAGAGTTATTAGAGGTGATGAATTAGCTGTACAACTTAGATGGAATGAATTTCAAGCAGCATGGCAGTTTACTAATGACGGAACAAATTATCAACAAATTGTTGGTAAAGATGCCACTACTGGTAATGTTTCAGTAGGTAATATTTCTGCTGGTAATTTAGTATCTGCTACATATTTCAGTGGTAATGGTAGTTTATTAACAAGCATAAATGGTTCTAATATAACCGGTACAGTAGCAAATGCAAATTATAGCACATATGCAGGTACAGTAATTACTTCGGCACAGCCAAATATCACAAGTGTTGGTACATTAGTAAACACTACATTGGGTTCAAGTAATTCATTAAGCGGTGGTAATTTAGTAAGTGCTACTTATCTAACAGGTACATTAACTACATCAACACAACCTAATGTTACTTCATTGGGTTCATTATCTGGATTAACAGTTAGTAACATTACCGGAGTTGTTGATTTTAATATAACTTCTAATGTAACACTAGGCGCAGTTGGTAATTTACATATATCAGGTGGTACATCCGGCTATGTATTACGTACTGACGGAAGCGGAATACTATCTTGGGTTAATCCTGCATCAGCTGGTTTAGCAGGAAGTAACACGCAGATTCAATTTAATGATAATAGTAGCTTTGGCGCAGATGCTAATCTTACATTTGACAAATCAACTGATACTTTAGGAACTAAAAATATAGTATTAGAAGGACCTGGAAGTTTAACAGGTGGTAACTTAGTAAGTGCTAATTACTTGACCGGGACACTAATCACTGCACTTCAACCAAATATTACTTCGGTTGGTACATTGGCAAATTTAAGTGTAGGCGGTGATGCGGTAGTTGCCGGGAATTTCACTGTTACCGGTACTACTACTTTTATTAATGTAGATTCACTTAAAGTACAAGATCCAATTATTGAGTTAGGTGGCGGAGCTAATGGCACGCCGCTAATAACAAACGACGGTAAGGATCGCGGTTCATTATTACATTACTACAACACCGGTGTAATTGATGCATTCATGGGATGGGATAATAGTAATGCTGAATTTGCATTTGGCAGTAATGTATCTGTCTCAAGTGAAGTAGTAACATTTAATAGTTTTGGAAATATACGTGCTAACTATTTCTTGGGCAATGGAAGTCAATTAACTGGTATTATAGGTAATGCAAATTATAGTACATACGCTGGAACAGTAATTACAGCCGCACAACCAAACATTACATCAGTTGGTACACTAGTAAACACAACATTGGGTGCAAGTAACTCATTCACTGGCGGTAACTTAGTAAGTGCTACCTATTTAACCGGTACATTAACAACAGAGGCTCAACCAAACATCACAAGTGTTGGTACATTAGTAAGTTTATCAGTGACAGGCAATGTTACTAGTGGTAATGCTAATTTAGGTAATTTAGTAACTGCTACATATTTCAGTGGTAATGGTATATTAATATCTGATATTGCAGGTGCAAATGTATCGGGTCAAGTGGGAAATGCATTAGTAGCTGGTACAGTTTATACTAATGCTCAACCAAATATCACAAGTGTTGGCTCTTTGTCAGGATTGACAGTAAGCAATGCAACAGGTATTGTTGATTTTACAACTACTGCCAATGTTACATTAGGTGCAGTTGCTAACTTACATATATCAGGTGGAACATCAGGTGCGGTGTTATCTACT